TTTAACCCTCCCTTCTGTTGGCGTGCTTTTAGCTTATTCATTGTTTTAATGACGTCATCGTAGTCACCGCTGATTATCTGCACTAATATTTCAGCAAGTAATGTACTAACAAATCTCAGTTTATCGCCACATCGAGACGTGTCAAGGGCAACTGCAGTTGTATCTGTGCCATGTTCAGCAATAACAATAGTTGCTGTGTTCATGTAAGATCCTCCTTTACACCGTTGTTCACAACTTCCTCTGCTGAAAGTACTGTTCCACATTCAGTACACTTAATGTGAGGAAGTGCAACAAGTTGAGCTCGTCCTGTGTTAGAATATAACGCAGGAAGAATTTTAAATTTATTGACTGAGAAGAAAATTTCACTTCCGCACTGACATGTAACAGCTTGTAGGTTGTTAGCATTCACCATAATTTGCTGTGGTTTTTGTAGATTATTCATGTTTTAATACTCCGTTTGTTTTAAGATAGTTAATGATTCTGACCTTTGAGGTTGAGTAAGCTTCAACTGACAACTCGCAACCCATCGGGTACAGCTTTAATTCTAGTGCCGCTTCAATAGTTGCACCACTTCCTGAGAAAGGATCTATTACACGAGCACCTGGCATTGCCAGTCTGCTTAACAACTCCTTTATCAAGGGTACCGGTTTCTCAGCTTGATGTATTCGCATCGAAGGTAATACGTTCGGGCACTGTACCCAATCAACTCTTCCTTCAATGACAAGCTTCGATTCCGTACGTCTTGCAAATAGAGCCGCTTCGTACCCAGCTGACATCCACTTAGACGGTGCATTGTTTTGTCCAGACTCATTCTTAATCCAGATGATTGGACGCTGAGAACACAACCAACCTGCTGCATCAAACAATGTCTTTACAAGAGGGAAGTTACTAATAGCACAGAAAACAACAGCGAAGCCATTGTCCTTTACTACACGATAACTTTCAACTGCCAGATTAGCAATCAATTCCATTGCGTTATCAAACGAGTCATCATATTTAATGCCAGTTGTAGTAACATCTGCACCGGTGTGGCCTCCCAATCCTATAGTAATATCATGAATGTCTATACCGTAAGGAGGATCGGTAAACAAGACGTCAACTGTCTTGTCTTCTAATGTTTTCAGCCACTCAATGCAGTCCATGTTGTAAAGTTCAAAAGGCTCAGACACTCCTTTGGTCATCTCCTCATACGCACTAACCGCTGCAATAGATTCATTGATTCTTTGCAGACCTTTGACAGCTTTTTTAATGTCACTTTTGGATTTACAGTTAGCGAGTATAGGAAACTCTTTGAGTGCCTGAGCCAAGTCCAGTGTTTCCGTAACCGATGGTCTTGTTTTACCGATCAGTTCTGCTGTATTCTCTTGTGTCCAGCCTTCTTTCTTATCACTACCTTGTACAGCAGCACCGTAACGTGCCTGCTTCAAGCTATGCAGCTCATCAACAGCCATGATTTCTTCAGCCGGTGTCAGAGCTTTGCGCTGTATGTTTTCTTCCAGTTCCATCTCTCTGATAACAATAGGATCAACCTCGTCAGTAAAGACTGCTTTGACTTTAATGCCCGCTTCTTTGCATGCATCAAGTCGACGCCCGCCAGCAATCAGTTGCATATTCCTGTCCAACAGTATTGGCTGTATCTGTCCAAACTTACCAAACGAGGCAGCAAGTTCTTTAATCTTGCCCATGTCTTTACGCAGACGTGGTTGGTCTTCTCTTATCTTTATTTCAGCTGGGTCAAAATAACTACACTTATCGTTCATCTTACGCTCCCTTTAGATTTTTAATGTCCTTTGCTGTCAAACCAAGAGCTTTGAGAATAGCTTTTTCTTCAGGACTCAGACGCTCTGTTCTTGCCTTTGGTTCAGCGAGGTCAAATTTTGACATGGATTGAACCAACCGAGCTTCACGAATAGATGACTCATGCATTACTTTAGTGATAAGCTCTGGCATTGTAAGAGATAGAACATTTACTCTGAGTTGCTCGAGTTTCATTATTCGGCCTCCACTAATGCTTCAATAAGCAGCATATAGTTGATTACATCTGTAATCTTCTCATCGATAAAGGCTTCAGACATAGGACGATTGTTAATGATGTGGTCTTTAATAGAGACAAGATGCTTTGTAACAAGCATATGCGCATACTGTTCTGGTGTACACTCATTAAACGAAGCTCCATCATAAAAGTTTTTTAGTCTGTCATTCTTATCTGCGTATATACCACCCTTAACGCCGAGGATTTCTTTGCACTTCTCAAGTCTGTGATTCACTACATTATCAAATTCTTTCTGTTTCATAGTTGTCTCCTTATAAGATGGAGTAGCCAGAGCTCACTCATTTATAGCCTTATATTATTTCTCATACAATATATAGCTATACTCTGGCTACTCCGATTAATGTTAAGCAGCTGTGATTTCTTTAACGTTGTTGCTGAAACGACCTTCCCACTCACGAATTTCGACAGTCACGAGTACGCTGAGACCAACCCATTCCTGATTATTAACTCCGTTCATAATTTCCTGCGGAGTGTTCATGCTGATTTGCATGTTCTTTGAGAACTCTTTCAGCATATTAATCTTTGCCTGACGTTTGGTCATCTTGCCGGTCTTGGTGCGGATGCTTTCGTCTCCCGCTTTGGGCAGCCAGTTGCGGTAATAAACTACATTACCATTTACTGGTGTCTCTCCATCAGACATGGTCACATCGCTGTCAGCGACCAGTGTGATTTCCCACACCAGTGCAAATGACGAGGGATCGAACTTAACGTTGGTTACGTTGCCTTCGTACCGACCGTTGGGAATTAACGGAACAGGCTTAAATTCTTCGTCAACATTAAACTCTGTGTCGAATTTAAAGTCAGCAGGTTCCGCAATGTCTTCGTCCTGAATTGCTTCTCTTTCATCTTTTTCAATACTCATCTTGTTTCTCCTTAGTTATTTTGTTGTTGTAGTTGTTTGTGTTGTAGTCTTTGGTTTGACTTTCTTTCCTGCGGCGTAAGCTATAATTTCGTTGTAGTCATTTGGTAGTAAGTCAGGCAGTATTCTCTGCTTGCCTGAAAGTCTTGACCGTGACTTATTCCAGCCTATTGGTACAGTCTGTATGTACCACTTCGTATCACCTCCTTCCCTCTTTACTGTGTGATAATAAACTTCATCGAAGAAGCCAGGAATAATTGTAGGCAGTGCACCTGTAAGCATAGGCTGCACACCTACAACATTTCCAGTTTCTTGGTCTTGTACTACCTGCAAGTGAGCTATGAAATGGATATTGCAGTTGAAGTTCATAATCTGCTTTAACCTTCCTTCCATAAGATTCCTCACCATTGAGTAGTGTACATTCCAGATAGGTCCGCCAGTTGCACTTCGTTTAGGATCGAGTTGCAATGCTCTTTCCATACATACTGACGACATCGCAGACAAATCGTCCACAATAACTGAAACATACTTTCCTTCTTTAACCAGCTTTGCAATAGCTGCTACATCTTTCTCAAACTTTGTCCAACCCAACGGACTCTGGTCGTACTGCTCATAGTCAAAGTCTAATCCTCTATAAGATATGATAGACTTTGCGAAGTCAAATACAAACCCAGGTGTTGGAAAGGTAGATGCGAGAATTGATTTACCAGTTCCCGGCTCACCTACTGACATACACTTGAGAAACTCTGTATTGATTGTTACATCTTTAGCACTTGGCATCTCTCTTCTCCTTTTCTGCCTGAGTCCACAGGCATTTCTCTGGATGAAACATATCTCTTCTCCCGTCGAACATAGCACAATCAACGGGACGCTTGTCGTAGATGCTGCAACCCTTCTTTGTCAGATGCACACATGGACACTCAACAACTGCGAAAGGTGTCATGTTGTGGAACTTAATTTCTACACCTCTTATTTGACGTAAGAACTGAATCCATCCAAGGCCTGCGTCAATAGGAATGTACAAAGACTTGCAGCAATAAAAGCACTTCATACATAAACTTGTTTTTTCTTCAGGAGTTAGCAGGTCTTCCATTGTCCGTTATCCTTTCTTACAACAGGCATATTGTTGCACAGTGATGCAATCGAAAAGTACACCGGTATTAACTGGGCTCGTGCAATCTCTACTTCTTTATCAGCACCTTCAGATACTCCGCCAATTCTCAGTACAGCATCGCATTGCTTTAGCCATTCAGCACTCCAGTCAATCCATGTTTCATATGACTGTGGGTGTACAAGATGAATGAAGTGAGCAAGCAAAGGCAGAAATGGAGAGTAACCTCTCTCGATAAGGTAGCTTCCTGTATCTATCTGAAGTTTCACATTGACTGCTGTGTCTCCCAGTGTATAGGGAGATGCAATATATACCTTAATCATTGACAATCTTAACCTCCGTGTCTTCAGGTATAACAACGAAGCCATCCATTTCAACAAATCTGTCAACGTCCCACTTCGGATGCTCGCAGAGTGGTAAGTAAGGACAGCTCTTATTGAACTCATAGCAGTTGTTATAGTTAGGTGGGTATTCAGCAGCCTTTGCCAGTCGTAACTGTGCAGCATGCCAGATAACATAGTCTCTCCAAGTCTTGTATTCATGCTTGGTAAATACCATAGGGAACTTCATGAAGTCTGTCTTTGGTGCTCCATACAGACCAGTTGTTCTGCTCTTAGTCGCCTTGAGTTGATGGTAATAAACCAGACAACCATTGACATCACTGAAGTGGTCATGTGCTACGAATTGATAGCCCATTAACTGCACCATCTTTCTCATGCGTGAGGCCATGTATGCCAGCTCAACTGAAGTAGTTTTAAAATCAACTACCCACCGCATCCCTTCAACAGTCAGTATCAAGTCGATGACTATAACAAAGTCAACATCGAAATCGCCATAGATTTCTTTCTCCTTATCTGTTAAGGATATCTTTGATATGATTTTGTTTTCAGGAATACCGGCAACTGTTTCGTTGTCAGAGTGGTATTGGTCGTGATAAAGCATCAGAGAATTGAGCAATGAGTCAAGGTTGCGATAATCTTCTTCGTAATGTTGCAGGGTAGGTTGACGCCAGTATTCAGCTGCTGCCTCTAATGCGTGGGTAATACTCTTATTGTTTTTGTAGTATGCTTCCATACCTTTGTGAAATCCACTGCCATAACGCATAGCGATGCTGCCATTGACTGGAAACAAACGTAGCTCTTTTTCGAAAAGAACTTTTCTTGGGCAGCTTGTCAGCTGTTTAATTGTGGAGTGGGAAATACGTACAGTAATCATAGTGGTCTCCTTGGTTAGAATTACTGGCTCGCCCCAATCCACGTAAAAAATTTACGTTGATTAGGACTGAGCCAGTAAGCGGTATAAAACTACAAAGTGGCGCAAGAATTACTTGGCCGGAGCTGCGGGAGCATCTTTCTTGATGAGTCCCAGTTTCTCCAAAAGTGCCTTGGCAGCAGCAGCTTCTGCGGGCGGCAGTTTGCCGAGGTTTGCAGCGATAGAGGCCAGAGAAACCTTTTCTCCCTGCGGTGCACGAACAGACCAGTCACCCTTCATCAGGCCGTTCCAAACTTTCTTGATGGAATCGACAGCTTCCTGCCCCGAAGCACCGGCTGCCGAATCACCCAGTTTGTGGCTCAAGCCGAAGGGCCCGAACTTCTCCTGAATTTCTTTGGGCAGTTTGGCAAAATCAAACTCCATTGCAGTGTTGGTAACAACCTCTGTGATTTTGACGACTGTACCTACGATTTCTTTCTCGAGTTTCTTAACTTTCTTAGACATAACTAATCTCCTTTCAAAAGATTATCTTGTGGTTGGTTAGTTGTTTCCTCTTTCGCTTCCTTAGTTGGCGTTGCCAACTCCCGCACCACAGCATCCCTAACGTAGTCATTTAAGGTTTTATCCTTGTCAACTGCGTCTTTCTTCACCTTTTTAAAGGTTTCGCTGTCAAGTGTTGTCTGGACGTGTGGCATTTCTAAATACTCCTATCTCATTGTTTCATGAGCATTATACCACATTTTTTCCCAGTTGTCAAGAACTTTTTTCAAGTGAACGCATTTATTTTTAAGCTTTCACATTAAATTTCTTCAGCATATTCAGTGCTCGACCAGGCCTACGTTGCCGGATTAGCTTTTGAATTTGCCTAATGGCATACTCACTGTTCACAGCAAAGGTATATGGTTTTGTATCTATCAATGCCTGAACAGTGAATACGCCGAAGAAGTCTCGACTAACAACTTCCAGAATCAGTTTCATACGTAATTCCTTTAGCTAACTCATTCATTACTGTATGGAAACGTAGATTCCACATAGCATCTCTCTCCATGCGTTCCTGTACGGTCTCAAAGTACTGAGCCGTCGGGTCTCCGTGCATGCACTCTGCTTCTTCATAGGCCTTTGGAATTAGACGATTCCTTTTAGCTACGTATACAGCATTATGCATCTTTTCTTCTGCTGTAAGTACAACTTTGCCATTGACGAAGTTCATGTCATTACCTCCATCAAAAATAAGAACCACAACAACCCTGCTATAAATCCATAACAGAAAGTAACAACAAGCTGCCACCACACATACTTCTTTGCGGGTTTATATCCATATACAGAATTCATCAAAGCTACTCTCATTCCGGCCCACCTCCTAACTTCTCCATCTCCTGCCAACATTTAGGACACAGACCAGAGATACCAAACTCTGTCATCTGTTCCTCATCAGCAAACACAGGAGGCTTGCCACACGATACGCAGATGTTATTTGCAATAGATTCGCTGCGTTTTCTGCCGTATACTAGCGTAGACATATCATCTAAGAATGTTGACAACTGCGGACTTTTATATGCTGCTATCATTTTCATCTCCTTCCTTGTCAGTTATTTCGACAATTTCACCATTTACCATCTGAAACATTGGGCGCTGTTTAACAGTTTTCTTAATCACGGCATAAGGCTCTTTATATTCTATGCCAAACTCTCTTGCTTTCTGCCAGAGTGGTCGATTCTTAGTCTCCATTTGTCCCATCATTCGTCCAATCAGGACACGAAATACTTTGACTTCAGCAGGAGTCATTTCGACTAAGATAGTTTCTCCAGCAGCTATTGCACGAAAGAAAATATCCTCTGCCTCTGCTTTAGTCATTTTCAGCCACCTTCCCTTTTGGAGCAAGTTGAGCTTTCAGTTCTTTGAGCTCGCGCTCCAGTTCCCATCGTTTGCTTGATTCTTTATCGCATGTTTTTTCTAATTGGTCATACAACTCCTTGTACGTGAGATTAACTTCTTCATCTTTAAGCCGAACTTGAGAATCTTCCACGATAGAAATCTCTTTCGCTACTTGTTTATCCTTAAGAATAAAAATGCTTTCTCCGCCAACGTACCTCTCTTCGACTTCTCGTATTTCAGCAAAGATTGGGATATCGCTAGCCTTAATTAAAAATCTTGAGTAACCTATTTTAATTATAGTCTGCATATTACACCTCCTCCCATTCATCATTTTCGACGTACAGTACACCAGGCTTTGCTGCAATAAAATCCACTGTATCAGCCATTAAATCATCTACGTCTTTGTCAGTAGTATCATCATTGACAGAAATTGTAAATCTCGCCTCAATACTTTTGTCCATTATTCAGTTACCTCCTCAATTGTGACTTTGATTTTCTTAGGGGCGGGATTGCCCAGATGTGAACGCATCACATAGATGCTGGTTACGGCAGGATCTTCCTGCTTTGTCTTGTAGCACACGGAGTGCTTCTTCGCCTCAGGTACATCAAAA